CAGAGTCGGTCGTCAGTAACATTTGGAGATATGATATATCAGGTGAGTCGGAGTATGGATTCTTCACTCCACCCGAAATATCTCATACACTCGACGACGCAAAATTAGATGATTACATCCACGACTTAGAAAGAAACTTCTCTGGACAATTTGTTGTTTATTCTAAATCTGGTATTGAGGATCCATGCACAAAATACAATTGTGCGAATCCAGATGGACCGGTTGAGGCTCCAGTGGACAACGGAGAAGCAAACTATGATCCGTATGTAAACTGTCCTCTTCAGGAACTTCGGCCAGATCAAATTGAATTTGAAAAATACCAACAACAAAAAGAAGATGAAAGGTTTGAGGGAGTCTATAAACTTCTTAAGGATCTTACTTCAGATGACTTCAAGGAACCAACAATAAGTGAAATACAGGATCTCGAAGAAAAAATTGATGAGTGTAAACTAATTAATGAACGACTTGGATCAGATTACCTTGGGTGCATATACTCGGATCCAGATTCTCCGGGCAGTTGTGATTGTCCAAATCAGGGTCCAAAGTTTAAGGATTATCTTGAAGCATCACGAACATACGCAACATTCTGGAACACTCCAGATGAAGCACCGCTGAGAAGAGAAGCACAGATGATTCAATTAACATCACAAAAGGCAGTGGGTGTGTTGCCCGGTGATTTTTCTCTTCGACCGGGTACAATAATTAATGTCGTAAATAGACACCCAATTCTGTTAAAACATACCAGTAAGAGATCCGCTGGAAACTGGCTTGTTGGTGAAATTAAACACCTTTTATCATCCAACACTCATGTTATGGGTGTCACATTATTCCGAGATGGCATACCACAGGATCCAGACAGCGTTACAGAACCACAATACACGCAAGACTAATACATAGATTGGAGGAATTATGGCACAAAAAGTATTTACTTCAAATACATATTCGGATTTTGATCTTGCATTTACTCGTGTGGGTCAAGATACACCATATGCAATAGCGATTAAGCGAAACGAAAATTCAATAGTCCAATCTATAAAAAACCTTGTCCTGACAAATCCCGGCGAAAAACCATTTGAGCCTGGTTTTGGTGGAGGACTTTCCTCATTATTATTTGAAACTTTGACACCAGAAGTTATTGGTAGAGTAAACAGTCTCGTAAGATATAACCTTACTCTGTATGAGCCAAGAGTTGAATTTGAATCACTCGAAATCGACGACTCCAAAATTGATTCTAATAATGTTTTTATTAACTTATCATACAGAATATTGGAAAATAGAGAAATTGTAAGAACCGTGCAAATACAAGTTGAAAGGGCAATCTAATGTCAGCGTATAGCAGTTACACAGGACAATCTTTGGTGCCGTCAATTGACACTAATGCACCTACTAGACCGGGGACGTACACAGAAACTCAAGAAAGTTTGCTTTTAAGTGAAGATCAAATTCAAATTGGTAGGCTTGGATTTCAGGAAATCAAAGAGAGTATAATATCATATCTTTCACGGAATGAAGTTGACAACCCACTAAAGGATATTGATTTTGCTTCGTCTGCCATAAATGTTCTTGTTGATGCTCTTGCATACAATACTTTGTATTATGCTTATTATTCAAACGCTATTGTGAATGAGTTATATCTCGACACAGCACAAAGATTAGAGTCGTTAATTTCAATCACGAAACCACTTGGCTTTACAGTCAATGCAAAAACATCATCTCAAGTAACTTTGAATATGTCCTCCTTAACAGGAAGAATTCCAAAGTTCTCAAAATTTACGGGAACTGATGATACTGGAAAAACATTTTCTTTTTATACAAGACAATCATATGAAAGAAATGATGAAAATCAAGCAAACGGTGTTGTTGTATATGAAGCGAAAGATTTAGTTTTAAATCGAGATATCACTTCACAGATTGATCTTACCCAACAGGAATATATTTTAGTAGATAATCGAATTGACATTAGTTCCATACTAATTGAGGTCAGTGAAGATGGAGGCTCTACTTTCACTGAGTATACCAAATCAAATGCAGTAAATACCACAATTAGTTCTAGCAGTAGAGTGTATTTTGTTGAGAGACTAAATGACGGAATAAAAATTATATTCTCGGCAAGAGGTGAGGGTGAGTATGTTTACAACGATGAGTTGGGGACAAATAAAAATATTTCAACTGATAACGTTGGTAGAAAAATTGTTGCGACCGATAAAGTAAGAATCACTTACTTTATTCCCTCTGGTGAGCAAGCCAACAATGTCAGAACATTTGAGTATTCTGGTGCAGGAACAGTTGCGGTCGTTGGAGAAAGTTCTTTTGGATCAGATGGACCAAATCCAGACTTGATTCGTTTCTTTGCACCAAAATGGTTTGCTGCACAAGACAGAGCGGTAACGAAAAATGATTACTATGCTCTCATATCGGATCTTGTTTCTCAAGACTCCACTGTCGATGAAACTGTCGCTGTTTTTGGTGGGGAGGATTTAAATCCACCATACTATGGTAGAGTTTTTGTTTCTGCCATCACGGACTCGTCAGAAACCGCTTCTCAGGAAATCGTTGACAGATTAGGTGAAAAGGCCCCTGTTTCAATCATTCCAGAATTTATTCCATACACAGATTTCAATCTCGATCTTGCTTACTCTGTAAACTATGTCGCAGGGCAAACAACCAAGACAAAATCAGCGATCACTAGATTGATTCAAGATGCGGTGAACACCCGATTTGGTGGAAACAAACGGTTCAACAATAGTTTTGTCCTTACAGATTTTATTGATGCGATTTTAGCGGTCGATCCATCAATTATTCGACCATCAATAACATTGAGTCATAACATGACAACAGAGACAACGATAACCGCAGGGAAAAGAACTTTCATTTCATTTAAGAATAAACTTGATGATGGAATTGAAGGTCAGGCACTTTTCTCCTCAACATTTACCTCAGACAAGTATAATCGAGGTGATGTTTACATTGTCGATTCTAGTTTGGAACCAGACATTTATGGGTATAGTCCTTTGTTCCTTGCGACAGATGTAGGAACAACCAGAGTAATCGTTGAAACTGGTGGTGTGGGTGACATTAATTATGAGACAGGATTGATAAGAATCAATCCAGATGTGATTCAAGCAAATTCCACGGTTACTTTCACAGCCAAGTCAGAATTTCTTGATATTTTTGCCGGTCAAGAAATGGTCTTAAATATTAATCAACGAGATGTAAGGATTATAGATCAATAATGTTTGGATCAGTCTTTAAAAATACGACAAAGAACGAAGAATACAGATTTAATGAACTGTTTTCTGATTATGAAAATCGTTTTTCGTCAACTCAAAGACAATATGAGCCTCAGTCATTTCCAGATTATCCCCGACCTGTAATTCCACTCAATAGTGAAAGAACTATTTCGGGTGTGGGTTACTACACTTATTATGATACTGCTCTACCAAAATATTTGTCTCTTTTAGGCTATACCGATTTTATATCGTTCGTTGAGCAATATTATGAGTGGATGTATACTCTTGATCCCTGCGAGACAGATTTTGGTGCTAATTATTACATAACACCCGATGATGTTTACCGATTGATTGATTTTGAAAAAGTTGGATATGAATTTTATTTTCCAGACTATACCGATCCAACTGGAAATATTATTAATAGAAATCTGAGAAAACGAATAATGAAATCTTTCATCGGTCAATATGCGACCGGTCTTGAAAACAATTTCATGTTGTCGTATGATCCAAGTGAGTCTGGATGTATCGGGGGTGGCACGGATGAGCGTTGGTTGGTTTTTGTTCTCAAAGAGATTCGGGAAAAATTTTACGTTCGGAAATCAAGCAAAGAGGGGATTCAATGGTTATTGAGCACTGTGTATGGTGGATGGAGTCCAACACCGGAAGTTGAAATCTATGAGCCAAAACGAGATGTCTATCGTCTCGATGGAGGTGTTCCACTTGCGTATAACTTACCAAATAGAAACTTTGAAGATGGTATTTACTTTCATGGAACGGGAGTTGCATCTGCTCAAGTGTTACCCGACAACTGTTGGTATCACGACTATTCATATCTTCTGAGAATCAGAAGTGGTGGTGATCTAGAAGTTCCCGAAGATGAAACTTACAACATCATTAAGGAAATGATTCATCCGGCAGGATTACAACTTATCTTTAATAAGGAAAACGATGACTATATTCCACCAGATGATTTTGAAGGTGAATTTGGTTTAACAGAGACAACATTGATTGGTCATTACAATCCGTATAGAGTTACGGAAACTTCAGGATTGACTTACGGAACAGGTTGCACATACGATTTGGATGGAGATGGATCCGCAGACGCATTTCCAACACACAACCACCCAGGCTGGGCAACAGATATTCCGGAGGGAACAGCCTTTAATGACATTGAAATCGGTGATTTTTTCTTTCTCTCACCAGCGGCACAGAGTCCGAATATAAATATTCCAACATGTTCTTAATTTATTAGAGGTTAAAAATGGTAACTACTCAACGATCACTTGGTATTGACAACGCAAAGACTCTCTATGATTTAATTAGAGGAGATCAAACAAATTGGCTTCTTTTCTTGGGTGGAGAGAGTGCTGCTGACGTTCCGCTCAATAGCATTGACGATGACAACAAAGTTTGGGAGTCCTCTAACTTCTTTCAAAAGATAAGAGAGAGCGACGTTGAAATTGTCGCAAGACGAGTGAACTGGTCGAGCGGTAACGTTTATCATCCGTATGAATCATCGGGAATTCCAACTGGCGTCAGTGGACCAGAAAGAAACTATTACGCTCTAACTGAAGACGACGAAGTTTTTGTTTGTCTTGGAAGTAATGCAAAAAATAGAAAAGATTTAAATGGACAAAGCACTTCAACAGTAAAACCATCCAGAACAAAAGATAATCAAACTTTATCTGATGGTTATCGCTGGAAATTCTTATACAAAATTGACGTTACTAAAATTAAATTCAAAACACCGAACAATATCCCCGTTCCCGACATTAATGAATATGATCCAATTTCATCTTCTGCCACTTTAAGTGAAGAGGCACTTAGACGAGGATGTGGAAATAATAGTGGTCTAACAGGATCGTGCTGCTTCTATCACAAAGAAGATGAGGTTGAGCCTGTTCTAGATACTTTGTTCACCAAAGGATCTTTTGACTTTTGTTTAGATAATGTGCCGTGTGCAAAATGTTTTAAGATTGCACGACGATTAAATAGAGAGTTTACTTACAAACGAGGTGGATTGTGTGCGGCAACAGGTGGTGCAACTGCGTGTGCAGCAAGCATCAGTTCCAATACTGGATATGAAAAAGCACTTGCGAATTTAAAATTCTTTTCACCAAACTCAAACAACAAACTTCAGACAGAGGTTTATCGTGATGCTAAACGAGATGAAGGTCAAGTTCATAATGCGTTTATTGATTTGAGTGGATTGACTGAAAGTGAGAGAACAATTTCTACAAGTAATCCGGAAATTACACTAAGTTCGCTAAGTGGAACTGATGCTACCGTCATACTTACAACGTATAAAAAAGATGGAAGCCATGTTGTTGATGGTATTCGTGTTGTTAACAAAGGTAGCGGATATCGTGATTTAACTTGTGTTTCTACACCAGGCGACTTACAAAGTAGAGTTACGTTTAGTCTAGATTATCAAGGTGGACTTTTTGCAGATCCTAGAAGATTATTGGGGGCAGCAAAAGTCATGATCAAATCTATTGTTCGTGTGGATCAGATTCCAACGAATGCAAACACAAACCAGACAATATTTAAACGATATGGAATTATTCGAGATGTTAAAGTGAAAAATGATACTTCATCATACATTGCTGGCTCAAAAACAAATACGGATCAAGCAGAAACTTTTTCTAATGTTCACAAGTTTAAAGTGTCTCCTGGCTCATCCTCATTTAGTTTTGCATCGGGTTCTGAAACCTTTTCTCGCTCTTCAAAATTCACAAACGTGACAAACGAAAGCACGGGCAAGATTTCCTCGATTGGATCCATTCCAACTCAAGTTACACCCAACAGTTGTGTTATTTTAAGTTCTAAAGATGCTGGTGGTGGCGTTGCGGAAGTGGAAGCGATTGCAGTAAAAGATACACCTTTTGTTGTTGGCGATAGACTCGCAGCAAACTCCAACATCGGAACATCGTTTGAAATCACGGAGATTGTTTCTTCACCTGATGTTAAACCATTCACGGGTAAAATTGTATCATCAAACTCAACCGACATCACTGTGACAAATACCCCGCAACAAGTTTCATTTACGTTCTTATACACACTCGGATCATATTGAGGTAAAAATGGCTAGAAGTATTGCACCATTCAAAATAAACGACGACGAACCGAAAACACCACTTTCAGTTTCTCCATATAACTCAAGGTTTTTTCAACAAGAACTTAATGCCTTTGATGTTGCAAAAAATTATCAATACACGGCATTCAGACCGGGTTATCCTTTACAGTCATCTGAATTAGATGAAATTCAAGAAAGACACCACTACAATCACAGTGCCTTTGGTTACATGGTAAACGGTTGGTCAGCGTTTGCCGGTGATCCTTTTAGTGGATCTGGTGATGAGGATACAAATTTAAGATATGCTGGTCCTGCTTGGGATGGGGCGACACCAATCATGCCATATAATCAAGGAACCTACATAGAACTTTCAAGTGGTGACGATCCAGTTATAACTTTAGATGCCTTTCCAAGTGCTTTGGCTCAAATTCCAGATTTGGTTCAAATCACAGATAATGGAACCACTTTGACAATTACTTTGAATGAAGGTCTTTACTACTCCTCCGTAAAAACTGGATCGCAAGTCGATAACAACTTTAAGTATTTTATTTACTATAATGTTCTTACTGCGGGAACAAACACCATAACGTTAAATAAACTCGAAGCAGGAAAAACTTATGTTGGATTCTCAATGGGTCAATCATACATTGTTCCATCAACATACTCTCAAGAAGATCAGTTTAGTGATGCAAGTTTAAACGACAACTCTTCTGGATTTACTAACGATGTTGCCGCAGGTGCCGCTCGTGTGAAAATTTTCTTCCAACGGGTTGTAACATCAGGAGACTTAGCAGGTGGTGGAGTTCCCGTTCCAGATAATACTATATCTAAAGTTTTATATGTTGATCACACCAATAATAAAATTCGGTACATGAATGGTGTTCCCGTTGTTGTTTCTGACTCTCTTGGTGCAACCCAGTTTGGAACATTCTCAGAATGAGTTGTGAATATACACAATATGTTCCGGAGGAATTGAGAGGACCAGATCCGGGGATACCGAGACAGAGTTATTCTTTTCTACCGTCGCAATATAATGGACAACTTACTCCCCGACTATGGAGGCCAACGGACTTAAGAGGTCAAGGTTTTGTTGTTGTTCACCTCGATCCCCGCAACATAGGTGATGATGGCACTTGGAAAGACCCGGCATCTGGAGTCGAATTTGTTCCGGGTCCAGCACCAGATGGGGACGAGTTCAGTGATTTGATAAACTCTGCGCCAAAGGTTCTTCCTTCAACTTTGTATGGTCCAAATACATTTGAAAGAGCATTATATTTTGATCAGAGACTCAAACAATTTTTGACTAGCGATGGATTTTACAGTAGAAGTCTTTTTAACATAAGCAAAGGAAAAGATGTTCTTTTGTACGCTGTTATGAAAAATCCATACAATAAAATTATTGAGTATAATGAGTCTTGTGCTGATAATCCAAATTGTGGTGGTGCTGGATCAAATCCAAATGATCCACCAAATTTAGTGTTTCAAACAATGAAAGAAGCGTTCCCAAATTGGCCGGGAACAAATCCATATAATTTCAACGACTGGCCCCAAGGTTCATCTCAATCAAACGGAAGATATGGAGCACTCTATACAGCAGGTGAGGATAGATATTCTATCTTACATAATGGTGAAAGCACAGTAGGAAACTTCTGGAATTTTTCTGGTTATTATTACGCATATCCTCCAGGTCAAGCATTTTTGCCGGGATTCACCGATATTGAATTTACAACACGCTATGCCAATGGCGGGCTGGACATTTTGCGTTACTCATCACATGTTGGTGCCGTGTTACAAGACAGCGATGGTGATGGTAATCCCGATATTATTCCGAGTGCAATCGGCGGCGGGGCTGAGGTTGAAATCGAAGTTGGCAACATTATGGATTTTAAACCACATATGTTTGGAACATTCTTACGACTTTCTCCCGGCTATTTCGTGTATCCTGATCTAAATCTTCCAAGAAGAACAACATACCAAGATCATACTATTTTTGGTTTGATTGATGGATCTCGTGGTGAAGTTCTCCCAATCAATAAAATATCACAAGAACAATATGGTGTTAATGTGATTCCAAATCAAAGTAACCCAGACGGTCTTTATGTCGGCCCTGATTATGAAGTTTTTGAATTGAATCCAACACACATGGGCAAGCGCCAGGTCCTTCAAAATCCTGATGTAGCACTCTATTCCACCTTAGTCATTTCTGAAGTTATTATGATAAAGGCAACTACACCCGATACCCCTGATCCTGAGTCTCCAACAACATATTTAATTGACGATGAAATTGTTCAAAAAGTCGAGGGATATCTCGCATGTAAATATAACATACAGGATCAACTGCCACAAAGACACCCATATAGAAAATTCTGTCCCGGTCAAGAACCAGTTCAGGCAAGTTCGATCACCGACGCTGGAATAACTCCAGAAAAACCAATTGAAAGACAGGGATTTTTCCCGTTATACTTAACATCATCGGCAGCGAAACAAGCAAGTCCAACTCCAGGCGTTGCGAGAAATAAACAAGAGGAGATTGATGGAAAAATAGGCTTTCATACGCACATCGTCAATGGCATAACATACTATATGCCAAACGGATTAGAAGAACTTGGTTTACAATATCACGGGAATTTCAATAAGTTTGAGCAAATTAAATTTGAATCCGATTTTGGTATTGATTCTCTTGATATTCCAAAGGACAGTAAAGAATATAGATATGCTTCCGTTCTCGAAGATTCTACTCTTTCATCGTCCGATCTAAACTTTATTCAAGAGGAAGGAATCGGAGAACTTAGTGCTATTGCAGAGTCGTTAAGTTACACTGGATTTTATCGAGATTCATCTCCGCTTCCTGCTGGAGTTAGTAGAGCAACCGCACCTCTTTGGAATGGTGCGACTCCTACCTACCCAAATAAATTTTCACTGTTTTATGCAGATGGTTTGATATCAGATTTCAATTCAAAAAAACCTGATCCCCTTACATTTGAGTTAAAAGAAAATGTGATTAAAGTAACTTTCAATGAAGTGGATTATGTTACAACAACCAGATCACTTGATTCAAGAGATAATGGGTTTAAATATAGGGTGAGCCTTTCTCATAAATTATCGGCAAAGAGTAATTTTGTTTTGGAAATTCCCAGAGCAAAAACAGGAAAAACTTATGTTGGATTAAAAGTTATACAGAATGAAATTTTTCAAGATGAAGATCCATCATTAGAGCCTATAAATAAAAGTATATTGGGTACTGGTAGGATTCAAATTATGTTCTCGGAGGCAATGTATCAAGTTGCCGACAATGCGAGTGAAATTACATCATTTGAGCCAGTATTCGTTATAGATCACATAAATAAAAAGATTAAGTATCTAAATAACTTAACAATCGCAAACATAATCTGAGGTAAGAAATGGGTGTAGAAGACAACGATTTTCAAATTAGCGACTTAACTTCAAACACTTCATTTTTTGAGTGGGCAAGTAAAACGAACACCGACATAATCGGAAAACTTAACCGAATGCGTCTATATGATGGCATTTCGGGAGATGGTATTAATGTTGTCGTTGGATCCGCTACAATCACAGAGGCAGGAACACCAACAGCGACTTCTATAACTGCTGGTGATATTTTTGTTGAGATGAGTGGGACCGTTGAAAAGGGTGTTACTTTTAATGGTGATGTTACCGTCAACGGAACGTTAAATTACGATTTTACCCAAGCATTCGGTGGAGTTAAAACTGTCAGTATAGGTTTTAGTGGCGGAACTGCTGGTTTCACGGCAGGTGACGTTGTTCGTTACGACGCTGATCTCGGTGGAGTGACGTTTGCTCGTGCAGATTCTCCGACAAACGCAGAAGTTCTTGGTATTGTTAACGGCGAAAGGAACAACGAAGTTTCTGTTGTAACTCAAGGACTTGTGGAATTTAATAGCATTAGATTTGGTGGTCTCTCTGCTGGTTGTATTCACTTCTTGTCTCCAACTAATCATGGTGAATTAACAAATACTGAACCTACAGTTATTGGACAAGTTTCAAAACCACTTTTCTTAGCGACGGGCTCCACAAGTGGTGTGTTCTTTAACTATCGTGGTCAACACCTTGCTGGAACAGGTGGCACTGGGGATACGAATGCAGATAATAACGCTTTCTTCCTCACGCAAGCGAGTTCTGGTCTTTCCTCTTTTGCCGACTTTACTGTTGGTAGAGTTGTTTCTTATGATGGAACTTGGAAGATTACGAAGAACAGTGACGCTGGTTCATTAAACTCGATAATTGGTGTCATCGTAGCAAAACCAAATTCAACAACAGTAAAAATCATTACCTCTGGTTTTGTGAACGAAAGTCCAGTAAATGCTGCCGGACCTCTCTTTGTTGACGGTGACGGGAATCTTACCCCCACGTCAACAGGAAGTCCCGTGGTCGCTGTTGGATCTCTTGTGGGTAGTGACTATGCTTTAGTCGTAAATCCCTCTCTGGGGGAAGTCAGCGGCTTTAACGGAGGTGTTCCAAGCGGTTCTCAGCAATACTCAAGATCCGCACCAGCAAACTTGGGTGGGGTAACTGCAACCACAGGTGGTGTTTCTTATGTTAATGATAATCTCATTCCAAACGGTTCATTCTCAATTTGGCAACGAGGTATCGGTGTTGGAAGTGCCTTTACAGGAACAGGAAGCACATACTTTGCAGATCGTTGGGTGAGATTAAACAGAACAAATGTGGATGTCGCAGGATCGACGGGTAGCGGTAGTTTGTCGTTGGAGAGAAAAGATTTCACAACAACACAAACAGATGTTGAAGGTAATCCATTATATTATGCTCGATTCAATACCACAATTGCTGGTAACACATACAATGATATTATTCACGTTGAAAATCGTGTTGAGGGATCTGATACACTGCGAGGTGAAAATGTCACTCTCGGATTCTATGCAAAAGCAAACTCCGCTGGCAAAACAGCAACTATTTTTGTGAAACAAAACACTGACGGTACGAGCACTGAAACAAAAACAAATATTGCAGACATTAGACTTCCAAATAATGACTGGCAAAAATTTGTGACTGTATTTGAAGTTCCCGAATTGACAGCAACCCCAAGTGGAAATCACTACTTCGCTGTTGGTTTGGATATTACTCATTCGGGACAAGTTGACTTGGCACAATTTAAACTCGAACGTGGTGTTGCATCCACTCCAGTTCAACCCAGAACGATTGAGAGTGAATATGATTTATGTGCAAGGTATTATCAAAGAAGTTATGCCCCTGATGTTGCAACAAGAACAAAAACTTTTGTTTCCAATTCACCTGATGCAACTTCAGTAAATTTTGCTGCCGTTCCCGCTGAACGAGACTTCTATGAAAGATTCCCAACTCGAATGAGAGGGACACCAGCGGTTACACTATACTCTCCATTCTCAGGAGAAACAGGAGAAGCATACAATAGGAGTTTCGGTGATGATCTCGCAACCTCCTCTGGTTCCCGTGGTTTTGCCGGAAATGTTCGAGTTGCTCCAGCGGGAGCAACAACGATTACGACAGATGCCACAAGTAAAGATGGTTTCTTGATACAGCCCGTCGCTGGTCTTGTTGACTACGACAGAATTTCGGTTCATTACGTTGCCGATGCGGATTTGAACAATAACATTAGTTGAGGTAAAATATGCCAAGTTGCTCTAACAGTTCAAACATAATGTCATCAATCACTTCGGTGAACCTTAACAGCATCGGTTCACGAATTCTTGCAACTATTCCTAAAGTAAGTTCTGTTTACAACTTAGAGGCTGGACTTACTGCCGGAGATGTTATTCGTTATGATGTCACTCAAAGTCCCCCTGTGTATAAAACATCTCTTGCAGACAACGCTGAAAATGCTGAAGTTGTTGGTGTTATAGAATCCGTGGATGATGACTCTTTAAATGTTGTTATCTTCGGTCAGATTGATTATCCATCAGAATTGTTCACAAACTTAAGCGTGGATGGTGTTCCATCAGGGGCATCGGGTGGAAATGATATTTACTTCTTGAGTCCCAGTGTGACAGGTGGAATTCAAAACCTTGCACCAACTAATGCGACTGAAGTTGTGAAACCCATACTTCAAAGAGCAGACGACGGACAAAACAACGCTGTTGTTTTGAACTATATTGGTTATTCTATTGGTGGCGAAATTGTTTCAAGTGATTCCTCAGATCGTGCAATGGGTGAGGTATTAACCGTTTTAAATATTGATAATCCAAAGCCACCGACCAATTATGTTGATGTCACGGATGGATCAAAGGATCTTTCTGTCTCCGATTATCCCGATGCTTACGGTTTCTTTGGTAAAACTTTTGGTTATACTGAAAAGATAACTCTTGATGGATCTGTAAAACTCCCATCGACAAAACTTGGAAAGTCTGCCACACAAACAAATGCAAGATCCATTGTTTACAACGGATCTATTTTATCAATAGACTCAACAAATAACACGGTCACTGTTAGACGAGACAGTAACGAGCCACAGGCAGAAACAAACTTGTCTTTGAAAATTGACGGTGTTAATTACACCGTGACAAATTCCGAAGTTGAAAAATTCACCGTTCCTAGAATTCGGGGTAAGAGTGAATTTACTTTTGATGTAAACGGAAATTTGAAAGAAACTGAACTTAAATATTTCTTGAAAGTAAAAACAGAAGTTGGTTTAACTATTCCAACAAAAGTAACAGTTCAAGACTTAGAAGTAACAAACAAACTTACAGCGAAAACTGCGTCTGCAAGTGAAAATACCGATCTAAACCTCTCAGTAAACAACCTAAATACGGATGTAAATACCATTAAAACAACTTTAGGATTGTCATAATGCCCATATACATCGGTAGTAGTCATTTTGTGAGGACAGGAACTGGTCCAACGGGACCGACAGGCCCTACCGGACCAACAGGACCAACAGGACCAACTCTTCTTGGACCCACTGGACCTACTGGTGCTACGGGTGAGCGATTCGAGGGCTTCTCTCAAAAATCTTCAGGTATAACCTTTATTTCTCTTTTCTCTGGAGCCACTACAGAAAGAGCGATTGACGCTGTTACTGGAGGGATCGACGGAAGTAAAATTTTAGGTAATACTGGACCGACTGTGTTTGAGGATCTCGCAGTTCAAAACTTTAGTTTTGGATTTACTTTCGGCAAACAAGCAACAAGAAACGAAATTACTGTTCGTAAAATTGGAACAGAGTCACCTTTAATTAATCTCATCGACGAGGGTGAGAAAATTGTTGTTTCATATGACATATCTGGCACTGGATATTTAAATGTAAACGCAGCACCAAAACAAATTATCAAGGCTGGTTCTAGTGGTCTTTTTGAGGATCTTGCCGGATCAACAGCATCTGAGTTTTCTGCCCGTCATGAAATCGAAGGTCTTGGTGTCTCTTCTTTCTTGGAGCCAAGTTTACTTTTAGGCACAGCAGACGGTGGAGTAAGTGCAGACACAGTTGGATCGACCGCTGGTCTTCGAGCAGAGATTGATTGGACTAAAGCAAAAACATTTGTTATTCAAACACAAAACTCTTATTCTGATCTCGCACCACTTACAGTTAATATTAAAAAACCACCGGCAAATAAATCGGCATCTTTTTTCTTAGTCGTTGAGGGTGCGACTGGAACATCAGCAATTGTCGATAGATTCACATCTACCGATTCTATTGTTAAATTCCCATTCACAAAGAAACCATGCTTTAGTGGAACCAGAGATGTGTTCACCTTTATCTCATATGGAAATGAGTGGTATGGTAATTTGGTTTATTGGGACGAGAGTGCATCGTCACTTAAAACTTACGACGAGACACACTATTGTAATGAATTACCTGATCTTGAAACCGACCCAGAACAAACTGGTGTCTGCTGTTTGGGAACGGGTGTTCCAGTTTTTACAACCTATACCAATTGTCCAGGCTTCTTTGTACCTGATTACATTTCAGAGGCATATGGATTTACTGGTGTCGATAGACTAAAGGTTTGTGGTTTACCCACAGGACCATACAATTCAGATGCAGTTGGTCCTTGTTGTGTTTACAACGAAAAATTAGATCCCGCTGGTATCAATGGTGAAATTGAAAATCAATTTAACTTGGGTAGTTTTGGTTCTCTAAATCCACCATTAGATATAAATTTCGATCCAGAAAATCCATTGCAGTGTTTTGACAACATGGCACCAGATGAGTGTCTTGCGATTGGGTATGGTAACGAGGATCTTTTCTCTTCGTTTAATGAGTTTAACGATTATATGCCAGATCCAGATCCGGACTCAGATCCAGGCTGTGGACAAGTAAATTGTATTAACTCTATTTTCGATGTCGGTGCGTGTTGTGATGGACACGGAAATTGTACGGAGGTAAGTCAATACGTTTGTGAAGAAACGGGTGGATTCTTCCGAGGAAAAGGTATTCCTTGCACAGACACTCTTTGTTCTGGTGGAACTGGTGCATGTTGTACCTTTGGATCATGTGTTGATGGTGTAGAGGCAGACACTTGTATTTCAGGTGGATCAAAGTATGCCGGCAAGTCAAGTCGTTGCTCTACTACAACTTGTCCCGTCACAGTAAATTCTTCCTTGGTAAATGATTTCTTTAGACACCCAGATGTTTCTCCTCGATTCCAAGATGGTGCAGAATATGGTGGTGGGGTTGTCAGTGGACTTTACAATCCATATGGTTCGATTCTTTTAGGTAACGCTGGTTTTTCTGTCACCGCAAGAGATATTGTGGAAGAGAGAGTTCCTATTACCGCTGTTGAAAGTTCATTGCCATTTTATCGAGGTGGTGGTAAAACTGGCGGGGTCTTTGATGATGAGGAAGCAGCGAAGGTAAATGTTATTCCCGGTTATGGATGGGTTAATCAATATTGGCCTGGAAGTCATACTCTTTCTCCAACGATAACAACAGATCCATTACAACATCTTTTTGCATACACAACTTCTGCTTACTATTGGCCTAGAAGTCTTTTAACACTTCAAAATGAAACAGTGAACTCAAACTTTTACCGATCATCATATGATTACACTGGTTATGGTTTTGATGCAACTCCAGCGATTCCAACAGATGGAGATGCCACATATTGGAGCGATCTTTCGTTACCAAACGAAAGTTTAGGTCAGGTAAGAAAAGATGCGTGGTACATTGTTATTTCGATGAATGATGCGAAACTTTCAGACAATACAGATCAATTCAAATGGGGTGTCACTGGATCAAACTGGGCACCAATGTCAGATATTAACGCACCATCTTTTGAAGGCACAGATATTGAAGATAATGCAGATTTCCAACGATATCTCGATCTTGACATTGACATGTTAAATGGATCACCCGATGCAATTCAAACTCCAGGCAGTCAGTTTAATGAAATGTTGGTCGGCTCTGAAGAAAAGAAAGCGGGCGGATATCTTCGTAATATGTTTAAAATGAAAGAGGGTCACTGGAGAAGAACTGTATCCGAACCATTTGGATATGTTTCTGGTTGGCCGGTAAAACCTCAACCGAAGGCTTATTCATTTTACCCAGAAGCATTTGATTATCTCGTTCCAGAACGAGCACTTAAAAAAGATATATTCACTCAGTCTGCGACATCCTATGAGTATTCAAGAATACTAGGAAGAAATCACGATGAACTTTCTATCGGTGGTTCCATAGAGGCACTCTTCACCAAATCAAAAGTTCACAGTCAAAATGGCTCAGTTAACGGGACTGGTCGTTATGAGTTTGCTCCCGACATGTTTGGACATTACCATAAGAACTGGGGATTGTATAATACTATTCGCATGGCACACGCTATAAATCATGCTTATTACGATTGTAAGCCTACATATGGCACCACCACTGCTTGTAATGGAACTTATGATTATATTTCACCAGACGGATTTATAACTCAAAGATGCGGAAATACTGCCGCTGCCTTTGAAGTTCCGTTCCCGATAGGTGGTATGTCTGCTGCATTCAACTGTGGTTGTGACAATGCTCCACCAAACGAAAATGGAACGGGTGGTTTCTTAATTGGTTGTGACGACAGTTCTGACACCAATTTCGGTCCATATAATAGATCATCATTCCCACAAGATGTAAGAGCGGTTGGAATAACATCTCGTGGTAATTATTATGAAGAATATAAATTAAGAGAACCATATGGTTTGAGTGATTTTATAACGCAGGGTATAACTCACGACTCATTAAAAGATTACTACAACGCTCAAGCATATATTGGTAAATATCTCTTTGGTAAAATTCAATCAATCGGTAGCGCCGCTGCCGAAGCAGATGCTAGACTCTCTGCCGTTCATGCGGTGAGAACTAAGTTTGACGACAGAGCAACAAGTCCAGATAGATTTAGTGGAGCAGAACAACCGTGTCCAGATCAATACTGTGATCCTGCGAATAACTTACTCTATCCAAACCCACCATTCATGTCCCCTTGGTATTTACCGAGTCCAGATGAAATGGCATTTATCGCAAGAAAAGTTGCACTCGAAGGTTTGAATGATAAGTTAGTTGAACTCGGTGGTGATCCAATTGTTGGTGAATATTGGACATCAATGGGTGCGTTCGACTTCAGTGGAAAACTTATTGATGTTTTTGAGGCAAGAACAAAACTGTCGGAAATTTTTCAAAATGTTGATTTGTCACCTTTCCAAGAATTCTTACCAACAGATCCAGAGGAGAGAGTGGCAGCGTTTGTGTCGGGAAGTGCTCTTCCAACCGATCCAGCGGAAAAAGAGAGATATGAAACCATTCGTGAGAAGATGATCGAATGGAATGAGTATGTGATCACTGGACAATCAACTCATCTTGGAAGTCCAGAGGGTTTGTTGTTTACTGGAACGACGGGAGCAACTACAGGAATCGGAACCGGACCTGTTGATGGTATGACTGGACTCGCTCCGTTTGTTGGAACAAAAGTTCCGAGATCAGATAACAGATTGAGACAAGGACAGGGTGATGAAATTGTTGGACATATGACACGAGCATGGGCGATGAAGTTCCCCGACAATATCAGTGTTCAAAATCCAACAGAAGGGTTCAGTTCTCGAAAACTTAGAAAAGATTCTGATACCGCAAAAGTTAGACCGATTCGACTTGTTCGTGCGGATGGTCGTTATCCAAGAGCAGGATTTGATCGTTACAACCCAGAACAATCTGGTATTTGGCACGATAAGCACGCTAGACTTTGGTACATTCCATATGTTTTCAATTCATCTGAGCCGGGTGCGAATCCTGAAACAAATAAATATCACTTTATCCACGAAGCAGCAGGAGTAACTGGACCAGCAAACATTTATAACTGGGGGTTTAGACACAACAGACCACAAGATAGAGAATGGAATTATTTGGTTGGAACTCCAGGCATTCCCGATGGTGCAAGACAACAATTCCCATCAGAATTTATTGGTGAGAAATATGGCTCATGCACCACATCTTCTGGATATTGTTTTGTTACGAGTAGATATGAATGTGTAAATTATTATGTTGGAAATTTTGGTGGTGAAGGATCTCGATGTCCAAGAGAGATCATAAACACATACGCAAGAGCCGTTAACAAAACAGGTCAGAGTTTGTTAGAAGAATACAGTAGAGGAACATTACCTTCACAAAATCGCTCCACAGGTTCTATAAATAGAAGTGCAGGTATGTCTAATCCGGGCATGGGTGGTTCACAATCGAGTGGTTATTGAGGTGAGTAGTGTCTCCAACTTTTTACGGTAGTAGTAGTTTAACAAATATCGCAGGACTTGGGCCTGACGGTCCAACCGGACCTACCGGCCCAACCGGACCTACCGGCCCAACTGGCCCAACCGGATCAACTGGACCGATTGGTGTCACTGGTAGCAGACTCGTTGGAGTGACAGCGACAAACGAATCCATCACATTTATCTTCGATGATCAAAACGCTTTACAAAGCGGCTCCACGGGATTTATCTATGGTAAATTAGAGGCAACAGGTCCGACTGGTGATGATAATATTGAAACAAATATTTCTGTTATTGGTGCGGGTTTCAACGGTATTGATATTTTCCTTCCACCAACAGGACAAACCGCAAACTTCAAGACTCTTGGTTTTAGTGGTGCGGCATCTTTGACAGCAGATGCGTCTGGCCTTACCGGTCTTAACATTTATGGAACAGAGGCGGCATCATTCGTTGGTGTCACAGGGCAACTTTTGTTTGTTCCTTCAGGTGGATCTGCGGAAGGATTGGATTATTCGTTTTATTCAAAAGGTGGTATAAGTGGCTCCTCGGATAATTTAACAGTAAATGTTACCACACTTCTTCAGTATATTGAGGGAAACACAAACTTCCGAAATATTGGAGCAACGGATCTTGATTACACCTTTCCACAATTAACAGCGGGCTTAACGGCAAGTAAAACTCACTTAAGTTTTCAAAAGGGTCCTAACAATACAACTCCAATTTTGAACGCTGGAATTTCAGCAGATGGTAATCCAGTTTACATTCCGTTCGGTCAATTCTCCAACGATGAAGGAATGACGGAAACATACGCAGGTGAGGATCAGTTTGGATCCTGCTGTTTTTGTAAAGACGCAGAAGCGAACTTGTTCAATGGTGAGTGCATAGATTATGTTTCTAAACTATACTGCGAAGGAGTCGGTGGCAAGTTTGATAATAGATCCACCTGTATTGAAAGATCAAATGATTCCGACTGTTCACTTGGAGGTCTTTGTTGTGTTAACGGAACTCAAACAATTTCCACAAAACTTCTCTGTGACAAATACGGTGGAGTTTTCTTCCCCGGCGCAAACCAGAATAGTGGAATTGAGTGTCCAGATCCTTGCGAGGTTGGTGCTTGTTGTGTTGGTGGAGTTTGTTATGATTTTAGTCCAATTGAATGTTCTTTAGCGGGAGGTACTTTTTTCCAAGGGGAATCTTGTTCTAACTTTAATTGCTGCTTACAAGACTTATATCGTGGTGCTTGTTGTGTTTACACTCCAGAGGGTGACGGACCTGCGTTCCAATGCTTCCCCGATGAAACACCAGTATCATGTAATGATCGGGGTGGCATATTCCAAGGGAATGGAACACTTTGTGAAGAAACTGATTGTTGTGCCGCACAAAGTTTTACTCCAACATGTAAGTGTTGCACATTTAATTTAGACGGATTTACACAAAATTTCTCAGTCCCCGAACAAGCCGATTGTGCTAGACTCGCAGAGGAATTTAGAATCAGAGGTATTTCTCCGAGTGCAAGTTTTGTCAGCGAGACATTTAATGGGCCATGTCGGTATTTTGACAATGCCGGACAGGAACTCTCATGTCCACCGATTCGATTTGACATTCAAAACTTCATTCAAGGGTATTATAATAATTACTCTTGTTCTATTTTCGGTTGCATACTTGAAGATAATTCTTCATATTGTCCGATTGCAACGACAGATAATGGAACTTGCAATATAGCCCAGTATTGCTCACTCAACGAACCATGTCCGGGTCAGTGTTCTGGTAATAGAATTACTGGCGGACTTTGTGTGGGACCTCCGGCGGACCAGTGTTGTGAAAGAAAAATCACGGAAATTACAACAAGAACGTGTATTCCAGATGTGCTATGCGATTTAGATGTTGCCGCTGGTGGAGGTCCGTGCGGTTGGTTCGCACTTTACGGTTGGGATACGGAATTAGCAGTTTGCGTAGCATTGGAGCAATGCACAGGCTCAGAAGACAGTTCTGATGAATGTGTGTATTGCCGTACAAATGTGGATTTGAGTTATGTATCGGAGAACGGCGTGCTTCTTGTTGATGAAATCACGGGTGAACCAATAAGTGATACAAGTTTCGACCCAATCCAGCGAATTGAATGTAACGGTAATTGCTTCGTCTTTGATGAGAATGGGAATAACGGTTCTTGTTGTAGTACGAGTGCAGATGATAATTGTTACTGCACCAAAAACGTATGGATATTCAATAGATGTATTGGCAACGAACCAAGCGTCGATGGTCCCAATGGCGCATGTTTGAGAAGTTGCGGCGAGGCATTTAACTCTGGACAATTTTCAAGTCTTGCCGATGTACCAAACGAACCTCCAAAAACAGCAAGTACCAAATCTTACATCAAACCTGATGTATTTACAGAAGTGTTTGATCGGGAAAAAGAAAGAGAACAATGTGCAGTAAACAACAACCCAACATCTTCACTTGAGCCAGGAAGTGAGTTTGGTGGTGGCATTCTTCTTGGTGTGATTGGTGAACCAAATGATTATGGTTCGGTTCTCGCACGAGGAGAAAATCCTTTCTGTATCAGTCATGGTTATAACAGCAGATGTTCGTTGTGTCCCGAAACAAATAAATTTAACCCTATCGCTTTTGCAATAAATTCTGGTAACAATTACTATGGTGAGGTAAACGGACCTTGTTCATGCGACAGTGTGATTCCATACAAGTATCTTCCAGATGAACT